GTGTTTTAGAGGTGTGAATTCCAATTATAAGGGTTTTTTTTTTTTTTTTTTTTAAAAACAGTATAAATAATAAGAAAGTAATGAGATAGACATTTATGTGTCTCTTTCTTATTATATAAGATATTTTATTACGATTTATCTATATAAAAAGAACTTAATAAATAATCCTATTACGCTGCAATACCCGTAATAGGTTTTTCAGATTTGTTGTTCTGATTCAAAGTCAATTCATAACCATAGTGTATACATATGCTGGGCTCCCTACAAAATTCCCATACACAAAATCATCTCCACAGGCCTCATACAGTAAACTATTTGTTGCAACTGTTGTATTCAAATATAAAACTGGTGCTGACATAGTTAAAGCTGTTGTAAGTCCGAAGGAATTTGGTAAAAAGAAACTAGGTGTATAATAAGGCAACATTACCTCACGCTGTATTTGTTGAACATCTGGGAAATAAATAAAATTATCCGTTGACGCTCCCAACACTTTAACTTGAGTAACCGCACTCACCGTTACACGTGTTTGATTACCAATAACAGGCACCTCAGACGAAGCATAACAAAACATGGTTCCGTCATTTTGATCATTATCTACAAGAACAGATGGCAAGTGCTTATATTTCATAGAACCCTTTGCCCATCTAAAACTAGTGGAAAACCAATCTTTAAATGACACTGTTTGTGCACTCCACATTGTAGAAGTACGAAACGGTGCGTTCCAGGCTATCCTATAAGTACTAGCAATAACTGGAATAATCATAGGAGATGACCTACAAATAAGTTGTTTGATAGATGTATATTCCTCTCCAAATAATAAGCCCTCTTGACGTTGTGTCGTTGATGGTATCAATGGTTCAAACTTAATATTAGACTGAGCCTCCAAGTTAGATGTCTGGTTAGTTAATTGATACACTGAATTAATAAATTGACCAGTTGGCTTAGCAAATTGCATATCAGCTCCACCTGAAATCCAAATATTAACAAATATTGGAGGTATAGGTGAACTTGGATGTGCCATTGCCGTCAACTGTCGAATAGTTAATACACCATTATCAATATTATTTATTTGTGAGTTACTATTTCCACCATATTGATATGACTGAAAGGAATTGTATAAGTAAGGTTGGGAACTTAAATAAGGAATAGCAACATCAATCTCAGAGACTGTTGAAATATCAACTACTTTATTAACAATCTGCATCTCAGCAGTTCCTTGAGTCGTTGATGATAAGGGTGATGGATGCCACTCAATCCTATAACGAGCCGAATGAAATGATGATGCAATAAATTGTATTCTATAATTAATGGTTCCTCGCCAAAATGTAAAACAGGAAGCAACTTTTGAAAGAGCAGTATGATACACAGTAACATTTCCAGCAATTACTCCATTCAAATATGGCATTATCAATGGTCTAACTGGAATAGAATAGATCAAATTTGCTACTGTTGATTGCGTAAACAATAAAGTCGGATGGGATATAATATCAATTATGGCCATTTCCATAGGGTAAGAACCCATTCGCTCAAAATCAGGGTCAATATGATTATCTTGGGACATCCCTAACACTTTAGCTGGAGACACTCCATCTGCTTGACAGAAGTCTTGATATCTAATAATCATGGTTGAACTTGGCGTCGTATCAATTGGTAACGACCAACCAAACCACCTAGCAACATTTTGCACTCCATGAGCAACATATGACACAGCAGATGCGACATTACCAATAATAGGTATTTCCCGCATTCTACCAGCATACTTTGCCACTTTTCGCGCAACCTTTTCTACTTTACCTTCAACTTTATCTTTGACTTCTTCCTTAGGATCTATAGTTTCAAATTTTATATTAGACTGCGCCTCAATAGTAGTATTCACATTGTTGTTAATATTAGTTGATGCGTTTTGAACACCATGACCAACATGCGATGCGTTCACTGAAATTGCTCCAATTATGGGAATATCCTTAATAAATTTTGTAAGTTTCTCTTTAAAATTTGTTTGTTTTCTATCTTTTTCAAATTTTATATTAGATTGAGCTTCAATAGATGTATTTATAGTATTATTTATTTTGTAGGTACCTGTAGTCCAGGAAAAATTAAATGGATCATTTACATATGGAAAATTGGCCGCCGAATATCCAGCCAATTTAACATTGCTAAAATTTGCATATACATTAACTGTAACTGGAGGTGGAGACAAATCATTCGCTGATAGGGGATTTATCACAAATATTGGTACCACCGCCATATTCATCATTATCCTAGCTGGTATAGTTTGGCTTAACGTTGGTAATCCAGTAGTCCAATTTTCAACCGCTAAATAATTAAATGGAAGAGTCCACGGTATTTTTAATTCTTGAACACAATTACAAGTTGGTATTATTTCTACATGTTGCATCTGACTTAATGATATCATATTATCAATCGATCCATTAAAAGTAAATCCAGGAGTAGTACTATCAGTCCACGTCAAACATTGATTCAACCCATTTGGTACTGCTGTAGCCATTAACATTCCATAATGATATCGGGTTGCATTAACTCTAAACATTATATTAATATCCGCTGAAAAATATGTAAAATTATTTATTTTATTAAAAATCGATGGTATATTAAATAATATATCGGGAAACACTAGGCTTTGCAACAAAACTTGTGATTGCGCTGATGTCCACTGTATACTAGTCACCAACTGAGGTCTTTCTAAGAAATCAATCAATGAAGTGTCTTTATATGGGTTAAAAGCTTTATATGAAGATAATTCTGAGGAAATCATTATATCGGACATATCACGAAATTGTGATATCTGTTGATCGTCCTGAGTCGTTTCTTCATTAATATTTCTCTCAGTCGTTTCAAATATTGTTTGGGTCTGGTGTGACATTTTTCTTTTTTTTCCTCCAACCACCAACGTCAGACGCAAGAAAAATAGTCATCGTTGTAACACACCATAATATGAAAGTATGGTTTTTCCATCAATTGCTTGAGACCATGCTTTTTCAAAATCCATTAACACTAACTTGAGATTCGATCGAATTGAGGCATTCAAAATTTTCTTATATTGTTCTTCATATATTTCTCTCCCATGTTGGGCTAGATGTAATAAAGCGCAATTTAGAATTGCCTGAACTGCTTCTTCAATATCATTACCTTTACGTATCCATAACAATGTATCAATAATTTCCTGAATATCCAATTGACCTATATAAATTCCTTCCACTTTTCGTGTAGTTCTTTTTAAATAGGTTAAATTTTCTAATGTAAGGAATTTTGGTTGATCTTCTGTTATAGGTGTCTTATCAGCATTTGTATATCGCATACCATGAACAATCATCCACTTAGCAACTGTAATAAAATTAAACCAATGTTCAATTTCAGGAACAGGTACTGCAACATGATCATCACCATAAGCGATAAATTTAACAAATTCTTCAAAATACATTACCATTTGTTCAGCTGGTAATTTCATCTCCCTAGCTAAATCTAAAAAACACAATCTAAATAATAAACTATTTGCAAGTGAATTAAAAATTGTAGTTAATGGAATACCAGATGACAATCCACCATGCATTTGATAAACAATACCATTGCATATTCGATGTGCATTAAACATAGCATACATTGCAGTTTCCCTTCTTACAGTATCTTCCTTCTTATAAAAGGGCGAAGATTGGTAAAAAGGTTCCACAACGTGTTCATTAATAGCATGAAACAATTGGGATGGTACAGACTTATCCCAAGCTTCATAATCTCCAGCAATAAATTTGTTATTATAGCATAACATATGTTGAACTAATTGATTCCATTGTGTAGATAAACAATTAATACCCTCAGTACATTCTCCATAGATAGGATTACTTCTAATATGACAAGCAAAGGACATAAAAAGTCTTCGCACACATATATTAAGATCCATTGGTCCATTTGAGAATACTCTAGTACTTCCA